TGGTAATTATTACACATTAGGATATAAAGGATCTTCAGCATTTGATGCTGGTATATTCTATTGCCCTTACGTACCGCTACAAATGGTGAGAGCCGTTGGTGAGCAGACTTTCCAACCAAAAATCGGTTTTAAAACTCGTTACGGCGTTGTTGCAAATCCATTTGCAGAAGGAACAGGCGTAGGACTTGGAGCGTTGAACAAAGACTCAAACGTATATTACAGAAGAGTACTAGTTAACAACATCATGTAATCTCGGATTACTATCCTGAAAAGAGCGCTTCGGCGCTCTTTTTTTTGTTTAAAATAACAGTTGATTAATCTGAATAAGTTCATATAATATATGTATAAACAAAAAAGAGGAATAGTAAATATGTTACAACTTGATAAATACCTTAAAGACATCGACGCTGCTACTAGCTTAGATGCAAAGAAAGAAGCCTTAGTAGAGATGATTAACGCCTCGCATGCTAAAGCAGAGACAAAACGTAAAGCATTAGTTATTGCTGATACATTGTCACATCCAACTAAAGTGTTACAGTACGCTTATAATTTCGCTCTATCAGGAGAAGGAATGGCAGTTAAATGAGTAAGCATGCTGCCTTCTATGAAGATGTAAGACAAGAGCTCTGTAAGAGGTTTAAGACGCGCAGCGACGCGTCTTGGACTAAGCAGGGTATTAGTGAGCGCAATCATTATAATCCAGCATTGTATGCTGATGATCCTAGAGGTCCTGTTATAGTAGTTGCACGTTGTTTAGAAGTATTGGATAGAGTAAATGGAGATGTAATTGAAAAGAACTAAACCTAATCTCGGTGATCAGATAACTCATACTGAACCAGCATTCGACAGAGAGAACTCTGGTAAGGTTGTACAGCTCTTAGCTATGCAGTTTGTATATGAAACGGACGATGGACATATACGTCACTGTATGTTCCATGAAATGTGGAAACCAAGGGCTAAGGGGTCTTAGCACCTATCTGATAGTTAGCCTAAATACTTATATGGCAGCATTAACTAATCAACCCGACAATCTTAATTTCTTATCACCGTTAAAGTTTGACTTTGTGATTAATAAGTTACCGCATGTTAACTTTTTCTGTCAATCAGTACTTCTACCAGCTGTTACATTAGGTACAGCTGAAGTGCCAACCCCGTTTGTTAAAATGCCTAACCCTGGCACACACATTGACTTTACTGAGTTTCAGATCTCGTTTAGAGTGGATGAGCAAATGCAAAGCTATCTTGAGTTATATGATTGGACAAGAGCGTTAGGCTTTCCTGAGACTTTTGATGAATATAAGACGTTGAGTGATTCAGATAGAAGAAAGAATCCTTTAGGTGATGGTGATATAATGAGTGATGCTACTCTTATCATACACAACAGTGCTGCACAGCCTAACCTTAAAGTAAAGTTTATTGGATTGTTTCCTTCAACACTATCTGAATTGATGTTTGATCTTAGAGGTGGTGATATATCATACATAGAATGCATTGCGTCATTTAGGTATGAAAGATTCGATATAGAGTTGATTTCGAAGTAAGAAGCCGTTATAATAATCTATGTAGTAGATTGGAGATAAGACTATATTATGACATTAGATGATATTATGAAAAAGTGGACTGTCGATAGTGATATCGATCGTACTGAGCTTGGTGAGGAGGCTTTGAAGATCTCGAAGCTTCATTCCAAATACTTTAATATATTTAGCAGTGAGAGATTACAGTGTCGTAAGCTCGAGGCTGATCTTAAAGTTCTGAAAAAACAAAAATACGAATACTACAATGGTTCTCTGGACTATGACGAGTTGAATGAACTCGGATGGGAGCCTAATCCGTTAAAAATCTTAAGAGCTGATATACCTCAGTATATTGATAGTGATAAAGACTTTATAGAGCTTACACTTAAGATTGCATATCAACAAGAGAAGGTTGACTATTTAGAGTCAGCAATCCGTTCCCTTAATAGTAGAGGCTTTAATATTAAAGCAGCTGTTGAATGGGAAAAATTCAAGGTAGGTTTATAATGCCGTATATAGATAAGACACCAATTAGTAGAGTTAAAGAAGCAATAAATTTATGGGAAGGTGTTATGCACGATCCTAACATAGATGGTTACAATGGCTTTGCATGCTTCAAAAAAATAATGGAAGCTAAGTGGGCAGCTGAAAAAGCTCTCAAGAACGTTCCATCCTATCATGGAATGGAGGAATGGTTAGCAGAGAATGAGCCAAAAGAAGAAGTTAAAGAAGGTTCTTTTTATGGATATAAACAAAAGCATGATAACTATTATAAAGGACTTGACGATTAATGAATGCATTAATAGTAGGACATGGGTTTGTAGGTAAAGCGACAGAGATTACTCTTAAGACTCTCAATCCTGGAATGCAGATATCTGTTCACGACCCTCAGCTCGGACTTGAAGTTTTAACAAATACATTTGATTGGGTATTCATCTGTGTACCTACTAATCAAAAAGGCAATAAGCTTTGTACTAAAATAGTAGATCAAGTATATAAACAATTCAATGGTGAACAGATTATTAGATCTACTTTACCACCTGAAGAAGTAGATAAGTATCCTGAAGCTACTTTATGGCCTGAGTTTTTACGTGAAGTAACATTCGACATAGACGCTACTCAACCTCAAGTCACTGATGTCATTGGTGTAGACGAGCTAAAATCTGGATCATTTGCTGATTGGCTTAAGTATCAAAGAGCAGTTAACATAGTATCAAGAAGTGAAGCGGCTATGTTTAAGATGAGCAGGAATGCTTTCCTCTCTACTAAGGTAATGTTTGCTAATATGCTTCACCGTAAATGTAAAGATTTAGATATTGATTATGAGAATGTAAAAGGATTATTACAGCATTCACTAGATGCTACTACTCACTGGGATGTACCAGGACCAGATGGTAAATTTGGCTTTGGAGGTAAATGCTTACCAAAAGATACATCTCACTATCAGAGCCTAGATAATGATATGCTAAGTAGTATTGTTCTCATGTTAAATAAATACCATAGAGAGAAATAATGAAGATTGGATTTACATGCTCATCGTTTGATTTACTTCATGCTGGTCATGTGAGTATGTTACGTGATTCAAAAGCACAATGTGATTATCTTATATGTGGACTTCAAGTAGATCCTACTATCGATAGAGCTGAAAAAAATAAACCTACTCAAACAATCGTTGAACGATATACACAATTACAAGCTATTAAATATGTAGATGAGATCATACCGTATGCTACTGAAGATGATCTTCTAGATATTTTAATGATGCTTCCTATCAATGTACGTATTCTCGGAGAAGAGTATAGACAAAAAGATTTTACAGGCAAAGAGATTTGTCAGAGGAGAGGTATAGAGTTGTTCTTTAATAATAGAGATCATAACTTTAGTACTACAAACCTCAGACATAAAGTATATGACAGAGAAATTATACGTAGAGAAGTATAACGACGCTTACGTTAAAGCATTCTGTGAGCCAGGTGTAGCATATGAGCTTTCTGAGTTCTTTACATTCACAGTTCCAGGTGCTAAGTTTATGCCTCAGGTTAGAAATAAATTCTGGGACGGTAAGATAAGATTATACAATCCCGCTACCATGCTTTTATATGGTGGATTAATACCGTACATAAGAAAGTTTGCCTACGAGAGAGGATATGAAGTTGACGTTGATGATGAGCTTATGGATGAGCAATACTCTATCAAGGAAGCTACTGAGTGGTGTAAAGATGCTTCTAATTTAGATCCAAGAGATTATCAAGTTGAAGCTTTCGCTCATGCAATGAGATCAAGAAGAGCTTTACTACTATCACCTACCGCTTCTGGTAAGTCATTAATTATATATTTTATAGCTAGAAAGATGCTTGAGGATGGTATGAAAATTCTCACTATCGTTCCAACAACTTCGTTGGTATATCAAATGAAGACTGATTTTGAGTCATATGGTTATGAGAATAATATAAGAGTAATCGATGGTACTCAAGATAAGAGCTGGAGAGTAGACATACCTGAGAACATAGTTATATCTACATGGCAGTCTATATATAAGATGCCTAAACCATGGTTCAATCAATTCAAGTGTGTGCTGGGAGATGAGGCACATAACTTTAAATCTAAATCACTCACATCTATAATGACTAAACTAGAGAACTGTCCTTATAGGTTTGGATTCACAGGTACCTTAGATGGTACACAAACACACAAGCTTGTCCTTGAAGGACTATTCGGTACTGTTAAGAAGGTTACTACATCTAAAGAATTAATGGATGAAGGTACGTTAGCTGAGTTAAAGATTAAATGTATACAGCTAGCTCACCCACAAGAGGACTGTAAACTACTTAAGAAAGCAGACTATAGAACTGAAATAGACCATATCATACTTAACGAGAAGCGTAATAAGTTCATTGAGAACCTCGCTCATTCACTTAAAGGTAATACGTTAATACTATACCAATTAGTTGAAAAGCATGGGAAAGTATTATATAATAGTATAGTATCAGAGATAAAAGATGGTCTATATCCAGACCGTAAAGTCTTTTTTGTCTCTGGTGAAATAGATGCTCAGATAAGAGAGGATATTAGAAAGGTAGTTGAGACAGAAAAGGATGCTATTATTGTAGCTTCTTACGGTACTTTTTCTACTGGTATTAATATACGTAATCTAAATAATATTATATTTGCTTCACCATCGAAGTCTAAGATTAGAGTTTTACAATCAATAGGCAGAGGGTTAAGAAAGTCAGATACTAAAGAGTCATGTACTCTGTTTGATATAGCTGATGATCTTAGTTGGGGCTCAAAAAGGAATTATACACTTCAACATTTTACTGAAAGAGTTAAATATTATAACGACGAAAAGTTCGATTATAAAATCTATCAAGTAAAGCTATAAAGGACACTAATGTTTGTATTTATTCGTCTAACCGACAAAACTATTGTATGTGGTAGAATTAGCTTGGATGATGAATACTATCTTACATTAGAGAATGCTGTTGAAATGGGTACAAGACCATTAGATGCTGTCACAGGATTAGAACAGCAATATTATTTTAAGGGAATGTATTCACCCTTCTCAATATCTGATACAATAATAACCGAGCTACCTAAGGATATGATTCTATCAATCAATAGTGATTTAGATTCTAGCTTAGAGAGCGCATACTTTAGATACATTGATGACTGGTTCCATACAAGAAATAGAGTGAACGAACGTGCACTCAAAAAGGCAACGTTGCCTGATAGTGAAGAACTGATGTCAGAAGATAAATCTCTAGAGATGTTAGAGGCTTATATAACCAAACAAGGCCTCGCTAATAACGAGATACACTAATGGGTAAACACTACGTTGATAACAAGGTTCTATATCAGACCTTACTTGATTATAAACACTTAAGACTAGAAGCCGAAAAGAAAGGGCTTGGTAAAAAGGATAAAGGATATCCACCAATACCTAACTATGTCGGAGAATGCTTATTACAGATAGCAAATAGACTGTCTTATAAACCTAATTTCTCTAACTATATGTTTAGAGAAGAAATGGTTGGTGATGGTATAGAAAACTGTATTAACTACTTAAATAATTTTGATCCTGAGAAGAGTAAAAATCCTTTTGCTTACTTCACTCAAATAATATACTATGCTTTTCTTAGACGTATTGATAGAGAAAAGAGACAGTTGTATATTAAACATAAGACTTTAGAGAATCATATGATTATGGATGACATGGCCACTCACGCTGATGATGCATCTGAAACTGGTTCTGTTAAAGTAAATCTAGAGACAGACTATATGAAAGATTTTGTATCTAACTTTGAAGATAAAATAGAGAAAAGAAAAGAAAGACGAGAGGAGAAAAAGAAAACAGAAAACCTGGATAAATTTATTGATGAGTAAAATAGCTTTAGTGACCGATATACATTTCGGAGCTCGTAATGATAATGCTAGAGTAGCTGACTTCCAGGAGAAGTTTTTTAGTGAAATATTCTTTCCGTATCTAGATAAACATAATATAGATACTGTTGTTGACCTTGGTGATACTTTTGATCGTAGAAAGTTTGTTAACTTTAATACATTAGATAGAGCTAAGAAGATGTTCTTCCAGCCTATGCTTGATAGGAATATAGACTGTCATGTATTAGTTGGTAATCACGACGCATATTTTAAAAATACTATTGAAGTTAATTCAGTTGATCTTCTTACTAAGGAGTATCCTAATATAACACCTTATAGTAAACCAACAGTATGGAATAATATAGTTATGCTGCCTTGGATTTGTGATGAGAACTATGATGAATGTATGGACCTTATTAATGATACAACATCACAAGTACTATTTGGTCACTTAGAGCTATCAGGCTATCAAATGTATAAAGGTCAATCTATGTTTCACGGCATGAAAGATAACTTTTTAGATAAATTTGATCTTGTATGTACTGGTCACTATCATACTAAATCTAATCAAGGTAATGTTAACTATCTAGGATGCCCCTTTGAGATGACTTGGGCTGATGCTGAAGACCAGAAAGGATTTCATATCTATGATACAGAGAAAAGAGATATTGAATTTATACATAATCCTTTTACTCAATTCAAGAAGATCTGGTACAATGATGAAGATGCTGTAGTAACTGATATTATTGATCAAGATATGAGTATATACAAAGATTGTTATATTAAGCTTATAGTTAAAAATAAAACAAATCCGTATTGGTTTGATATGTATATTGAACGATTAGAGAGACAAGAACCTATTCATGTTCAGATAGTAGAGGATCATCTTAACTTAGACTTAGAAGATGAAGATGATATTATACAAGAGGCAGAAGATACCTTATCTATATTATTTAAATATGTCGACGCACTAGAGGATATTGCAGATCAAGAAGCAGTAAAAAAGATAGTGCTTGACTTACATTCTGAGGCAATTGCAATTGATTAAGTTTAAATCTTTAAAGTGGAAAAACTTTCTTAGTACTGGTAATGT